ATAAATCCCACCAAACAAAAGCGCAAATATCGTATATTTAGTGGTGACTTTGAAACTACTGTATATAAAGACCAAACTCACACAGAAGTATGGGCGGCGGCTTGTGTAGAGCTGTACACCGAAGATGTACAAATATTTCATAGTATTGATGAACTATTTGAATACTTTGTATCGCTCAAATGTAATGTATGTTGTTACTTTCATAATTTAAAATTTGACGGTTCATTCTGGCTTCCGTTTCTTCTCAATCGTATGAACTTCAAACAGGCTTTTATAAAGCGTTCTGATAATGAATACGATTTAGGAACGATGAAAGCTTCTAAGATACCTAATGGAAGTTTCAATTATATTATTTCTGATATGGGACAATGGTACTCAATAACGATAAAAACCCACGGCTATATTATCGAATTGAGAGACAGCTTAAAGCTATTACCTTTTTCTGTAAAAGAGATAGGGAAAGCGTTTCAAACAAAGCATAAAAAGCTCGAAATGGAGTACGAAGGTTTTAGGTATAGCGGTTGCAAAATTACAGACAAAGAGCGCGAATATATCGCAAATGACGTACTTGTGGTTAAAGAAGCTCTTGAAATAATGTTTGCGCAAGGACACGACCGATTAACAATAGGTTCTTGTTGTCTATCAGAGTTCAAAATGTTGTACGGAGATTTTTACAAAGCAGATTTCCCTGATTTAGAAAAAATCCCTCTGAATATTAGTGATTATGGTTCATCTAATGTTGACGCATATATAAGAAATTCATATCACGGCGGTTGGTGTTATTTAGTTCCGCAAAAGGCTAAAAAACGACACTACAATGGCTTGACCGCTGATGTGAACAGTTTATATCCGAGTATGATGTCGAGTGAAAGTGGAAACTATTATCCGTTGGGATTTCCAACATTTTGGAAAGGAAATTACACACCTGTTGCTTGTCAATCGTCTTCAATTTATTACTTCATTCGTATCAAATGTCGATTTCAGTTAAAGCCAAAACGATTACCCTGCATACAAGTTAAACACGATTTCAGATATGTCTCAAATGAGTGGCTTACAACAAGTGATATTTATGACAGAAAATCAAACACATATTATCGGTACTATACAGATAGTGACGGTAAGCAACACGATAGTACAGTCATTTTAACCCTTACTTGCACCGATTATCAGCTCATTCAAGAGCAGTACGATTTGTACGATTTAGAGATACTTGACGGTTGTTATTTCAATTCAGCTCGTGGACTTTTCGATGACTATATAGAGAAGTACAAAAAGCTAAAATTAGAAAGCACAGGCGCACTGCGAACCTTAGCGAAACTATTCCTCAATAATTTGTACGGAAAGTTTGCAAGTAGTTCTAACTCTTCGTTCAAATATGCTTACTTGAAAGAGGACAAATCCATAGGCTTTGCTACGGTAGAAGCTCACGAGAAAAAAGTCGGATATATAGCAATAGGAAGTGCAATAACTTCTTACTCTCGGAACTTTACCATTCGTGCCGCACAAGCAAATTATTATGGTGCAAACGAGCGCGGCTTCATTTATGCCGATACAGATAGCATACATTGTGACTTATCCCCCGAAGAAATGAAAGGAATAAAGACACACGATAAGAACTTCTGTTGTTGGAAGCTTGAAGCACAATGGGACACAGCTTGGTTTACTCGTCAGAAGACGTACATTGAACACGTTATTGGCGAAAACCTTGAACCTATCGAAAATCCGTATTACAACATTAAATGTGCAGGTATGCCTGATAATTGCAAAGACCTTTTGGTAAAATCTATGACAGGATATGTACCAAAAGATGATGATGACTATACTGAAGAACAGCTCGAATTTTTGAAGAAAAAGAGAGACTATGAGGACTTTGATGTAGGATTAAAAATATGGGGCAAACTTATGCCAAAACGTATTGAGGGCGGTGTGATATTGGTTGACGGATATTACACTATGCTCTAAGAAAAGGAGAGTACAATATGACAGACCTTGAAGAATACTATCTTGACCGTTTAATTTCCGAGTATGACAGGCTCGAAAAGCTCGAAAACCTTGTCACTATACAGGAAGAAAATGTGCGCAAACTTGAAGAACAAATCTCGAACCTTTTCGGTGAAGATAAGGCTATCGAAATGTACGACAAATATAAGGACTGGAAAGACAAAATGGATAAAGAGGTGTAAGTACAAATGATAATAACTGACAGCAATGAAGCAGAGTTACTTTATGTGGGAGCATTTGAAGAGCTTTTAAGAGCCGAAATATCTTACAATATGTCTCGTTTATATCTTAATCAAATATCGGACGAAATAATCAAGGCATTAGGTGAAAGCTGTTTAGACAAAATAAAAGAAAAAATCGAGAGGTGGGAAGAAGATGACTGACCTTGAAAAATCAGTAATACAGTTTTATATTAACAAGCACAAAGAAGATGCTAAAAAGATAAGCAGATTAGAACGAGACTTGAACGCAATGACAGACTTATATCGAGAAAAAACTAAGGAAGTAGAAAGAGCCGAAATGATAATCGAAATCCTGTTCAGTAGGCTTGAAAACAAATAATAAAATTGAACGCCCTTTCGGAAAACCGATTGGGCGTTCTTTATATCATTTACATTTGCGTCCTTAAAGCGGAAGTCAATACCGAAAAGTCTTGCGGCGGTTTTTATGCCGTGACAATCCACAAGTTCTCAATAAGGATAACAAATGTTGATACCTTAATATGATAAAGCTTTCAGTGCGGCTTCTTTACAAAGTAAGTTCTTGAAGCGGAAACAGCCTTTCTCGAAAAGAAATCTCATTTGTGTAAGGAAGAAGTCATTCTTTTTGAGCATTACATAATTAACTTGGTGGTCATCAGTTGTTACTGATATTTTGAGCGGGTGAGATAAATCTGGCTTATCATCACAGTACACAAATCCTAAGTCTGAATACTCTCTAAAACAATAGTTATTTCCGTTATATTTAATGGTACACAGGTATCTCGAATTTCCAGTAGGCTTCTCTATAAATGATGTACTGTCATTGAGATACACATTTTGTGCCGCATAAGCTACATAATTGTTACGTCGAAACGCTTTATTAAATCCCGAATTGAGTTGAGCTTCTGACGCAGTTTCAATAAAACCTTGTTCCAAAACATATCCGTCACCTTTGAGAAATTTGGTATCAGCTTTTAACCTGTCTATGATACCCAGTTCAACATAATACGGATTGATTAATGAAACAGCATTTGAGAGCATATATACAGGAACATAACGATACTGTTTTCCTTGTCCTCTTGCAATACTGGTGTGTATCGAAATGAACTTCTCAATTTCCTTTGGACAATAGTGATTAGTTTCACTTTGAAACTCGTCAAATAACATACTCTCAACTTCGTTAAAAACGTGAGAATATTTCTTAATCATATCCGCATTGTTTAGTGCAATAGCGTACCCGCAAAGTTCTCCGTCAAACTTCAAAGAATAGTACGAACCCTTTCCGTGAGAAACGGAACTCATTGAATGACCTGCAAAGAACAGTGAGCCAATATCGGAGAAGAATTTATCTACGCAATCCGACAGTTCATAGGAATAACGGTATAACAGTGCAAACTTCTTGCCCTGTTTAGTAAACCTATTAAGCATTAATCTATTGAAAAATGTGGTCTTACCACCTGTTCTGTTTGTTGTACATAAATACAACTCAGGTTTGTTACCATTTATGTCACTCATTGAAAGTAATTTTGTTCCGTCATAGTACGCCATTTATTTCACTTCCTTTATTATATTATAACACACGCACCACAATTTGTCAAGGGATTTTTCTGAAAAGTATTGACAAAATGCATTATATATGGTATAATATAAGTATAAAATATAGATAATTTAGTGGGAATGGGAAAACGGTAGGTGATATAATGGCAACAATGACCGCTTCAATACAGGTAACACCTTATGCGCATACTGCCGAAGTATTTATTGATTTTCATATTGACGGAGTTCCCTTTAATAATGAATTTGCAATAGGCGTGTGCGTAAAAAGAAGCGATATGATGAACGACATTATCATATATGGCTATCGTTATCAAAAATCTACATTTTATATGCATTATACAGGTGACGGAACTTTAACATTTGTACTTTATCCTCTCCCGTCAAATGAAACATTTACAATTGATGTTTATTACTTAGAGGATTTAGGAACTAACCCAGATAGATACGCAACTTATCCGATTGTTGCAAGTACAACAATTACAACTAACCGTATAAAAACTGATGCAAGCTATATTGAAATAAAAAAAGTCAAAACGAACAGTACATTACCCGCATTGACAGAAGCACAAAAAGAACACAATGTAGAATTAATTGCTGAAACATTATTTAAAAGCGCGTGGACAGACCAATCAATCGCCTGTATTTGTGCTTTTGCTGATTTATACGGCGGATTAAATCCTGCAATAAATATTAATTATTTAATGCCTTTCGCTTTAGCATCAGGCTCATTTCATTCGGGTGCATACAATAACTATGTCGAGGGCGGAACAAATTCAACTTATTCGTACTGGCGGTGGGACAAGAACGGTGACCAATTTGGTAAGTACGGTTCAAGGTGGACTTTGATAGACGGTGAATATCAGTTAGTATATATGAACAGCGGAGATAACAATGTAATTGATAGACCGTGGATAATGAGCGATACAGATAGTCAATCATTTGTTTTATATGACGACAAAGGACGTGCAACAAATCCTTATATACAGTCACCTAAAGATTGTCGCGCAATTCCCGTTTATTCGGGATATGGAAATGTGGCAAATGCAAGTGCTTGTATAGCTTTCTTACCGATATATAAACAGCATTTTATTGACGTTATGGATAAATTTTCCCCTACAAAATGGTGGGCTACAAATGCTGCTTTTTCTTTAGAGCAATTTATTCAATATTTAGAATATAATCGTTATATACAAGATGATTATTTAAAAATATTTAATGATGAAGCACCACTCATAACATTTAACGATTTTACTCTAAACGTTGAAGAAGTAGAAATCTTAGTAATTAAACTATATAATAGTATAAATAAAACATTGATGTATAGTGACCCTGAACATCATCTTTATTCCAGATATTCAAGCTATGTTTGTGACATTTTAAAAAGATACTACGGCTCAAACAATTTGCCGGCACTTGCGCGCAAATGGTATGAATATGTAAAGAAACTTCCGCACATTATTCCGAGTAAAAAACGTAAAATGCCTATATGGGAATATCTACGTTACACAATATAAAGAAAGGTGGTGAACAAAAAATGGCAATTCTCTCTCGTGAGGACTTTATCAAGAAAATACAGGGCATTGTGGGCGACGATAAATCCGATGAAAGCATACAGTTTTTAGAGGATATGACGGACACTTATAATGACCTTGTGGGAAAACAGGGGGACGGCGAGGATTGGAAACAGAAGTACGAAGATAACGACAAAATGTGGCGAGAACGTTACACTTCACGTTTCTTCGACAGTGATGCTACATCAGACCCGATACCTGCTCCCAAAATAGAGGAAAAAACAGAAGAGGAGCTTCGTGCCGAAACGGTACAGATAAAAGACCTTTTCACAGCAAACAAGGAGGAATAAAATATGCCTACAAGACCTGACATTCTTTCGCTTACCAATGTATCGAAAGATGTACTCAATGCGATAAGAAACAGTGCAAGCACTGACTATCGCAACTACGTTCCGATTGCTACGGACGGTGCTGACAGTATCAAGGCTATCGGTTCAATCATTATGGACAGTCCGAACTTACAGAATGAGTTCGTTTCTGCCCTTATCAATCGTATCGGCAGAGTAATAATCAACAGCAAAATGTACTCAAATCCGTGGTCACGCTTCAAGAAAGGTTATCTCGAATTTGGTGAAACTGTTGAGGAAATCTTCGTCGAAATAGCTAAACCGTTCCAGTACGACCCTGCTACCGCAGAGAGCGAGATATTCAAGCGCGAAAAGCCTGACTACCGTTCGGCGTTTCACGTTATGAACTATCAGAAGTTCTATAAGGTAACAATTACACAGGCTCAGCTGAAAACTGCGTTCCTGTCTTACGCAGGAATGTATGACCTTATCTCTAAGACAATTGAGACGCTTTATACAGCCGCAAACTATGACGAGTTCCTGACAATGAAATATCTGCTTGCGCGGCATATCCTTGACGGACATTTCGCGCCTGTAAGTATCGCAGACTGGACAACAGCCGCGAATATGAAGTCAGTTATTTCGACCATAAAGAGTACAAGTAATCAGCTTGAATTTATGAACACGAAGTACAACGTTGCGGGCGTTCATCAGCACACACCTAAGCGCGAACAGTATCTCATTCTTAATGCAAGCTTTGATGCTGTTATGGACGTTGAGGTTCTCGCTTCTGCTTTCAATATGAGCAAGGCAGAATTTATGGGCAACCGTGTACTCATTGACGGCTTCGATAAGCTTGATATGGATAGGCTCAAAGAACTGTTCAAGGACGACCCGACATTTGTCGAGTTTACTGACGCACAGCTTGCTACTCTTGCCGCTGTACCTTGTGTACTTGTTGATAGAGACTATTTTATGATATTCGACAATCTCAATGAGTTCACAGAGCAGAGAAACGGCGAGGGACTTTACTGGAACTACTGGTATCACCAGTGGAAGACATTCTCGGTATCACCTTTCTCAAATGCTGTCATCTTTACTTCCACACAGGCGGCAATTACGAGTGTTACAGTTTCGCCTGATGCGGCTACACTTCCTATCGGCGGCTCGTTACAGCTTACAGCTACAGTTGTAGGCACAGGCTTCGTTGACAAGAGTGTAACTTGGAGTTCCGCTGATGCTACAAGCGTTTCTGTATCTCCGACTGGTGTGGTTACTGTAATTGACGGTGACGATGAAGACACTGTTGTTATCACAGCTAAATCCGTCGCCAATAGTGCAAAGACTGATACAGCTACTATTACAATATCAAATCCGGCTTAAGCTTTCCATTTTCCCTTCCTTTCTAAACGCGAGGGCGTGTATATATTATATGCGTCCTCGCAATTTTTATAAAATAGAGGTGATACAATGAACACATATATTCCGCCAACTGGTACAATACAAATGATGGTAGGAGTACACCTAAATCCGAAGCAAGAAGATACACTCTACTTTGAAAGCGCTGGAATTAGAGACGAGTTCTTTACATCATATATTTATGCGACTTATGACGAACAATCGTACTCAAGACCCACAAGAGATAGTGTAAAAATACAGGATACTGCTGATAGGCTTTATAAGTGCCAATATATGAGGTTCAAAAACGGTAACGCTTTCAATGGTCAGTGGATATACGCTTTTGTATTAGCTGTTGAATATATTAACAATAATACTTGTCAAGTGTTTTACGCTATTGACGATATGGTTACTTGGTTTCCTCAGTGTACTCTTAGAGAGTGCTTCGTGGAAAGAGAGATACCAGAAACTGATAACCTGTATGAGAACTTAGTGCCAGAAAATCTGGAAACTGGGGAGTATGTACTTAGAAGAAATGGCGCTTATCAAATGAATGAAGATATGTACTATTTATTTCAAACAACAGTAAATAGTCAGGGCGACCCACAAATCGGTGTAATTAATGGCTTGCCTACGCCTATACATTATGCTAAATTACCGGTAAATGCTTCTTCCAAAGCTTTTGAAGCATTAATTAAAATTTTTACAAAAGACTATGCACAAACAGATAACGTAATAAATGTTCAAATAGTACCCAACATAATAGGAAAAAGTGCTGTCCCTGAGCCGAGTGACACACCGTCATATAAAGAAGTCGAAACTGATGAAGTTGATTTTGTGAAACATCGTGACCTTGACGGATATTTTCCTAAAAATAAAAAACTACTTACTTATCCTTATTGTTTTTTACAAGTTACAAATTATTCTGGACAAAGTGTTACATACAAGTGGGAACAATTTTTATCATATATTCAAAACCCTGATGAAGTTGTTTTTGATATTATGGCAATAGCTTTAGGCGTACCAACTGTTCTCTGTATTCCGCGACATTATAGGGGATTGGATAGTGATTACGAAAGCGCTTTAACGCTTGCCAATTTTCCACCTATGCCGTGGGCTTGTGACACATATAAGGCATATTTAGCACAAAACAAGGCTTCTATAATGACATCGGTTTTAACTGGAAGTGTGGAAAATATTAGTGGAATAGTAAGTCATCAAAATCAAGCAAAATATTATGGCGCTATGTCAGACATTTCCCCTACAGCATATTCGGGTTTATCCGCAGAATTAAGTGCAAAAAGTGCATCAATGGGTGCGGCAAGTTTAGCTGTAAGTACAGGATTAAATATTGCAAATACTTTAGCCAAAATAAGTGACATAAAAAGAGCAAGCCCTACAACTTTATCAACTTTAGCACAAACCGATATGTTTACATTAGTAGCAGATAGATGCGGATTTTATGGATATAATGTTACAATCAAATATCAAATGGCTAAAATAATTGATGACTACTTTTCTATGTTCGGATATGCACAGCACAAAGTTAAAATTCCCAACACACATAGCAGACCAATATGGAACTATACAAAGACACAGGGTTGTGTTGTAATAGGTGATGTTCCTGCTTCGGCTTTACAGAACATTAGTGCAATCTTCGACAGAGGCATACGTTTCTGGAAAGAAATGGCAGAAATAGGAAACTATGAACACGACAATTCTCCGAGATAAGGGGTGAACATCATTGGGAAAAAATCAGAGACAATTTAAAGATAGCGCAAGGAACAACACAGAAAATTGGCTGTTATATTTTAATCGCCTTATGGAGTTATCCATTTCAATGTTTGAGTGGATAAACTTACCCGAAAGTGTTGATGAACGTTATCTCGAACTTACACTATTTAATGACGGACAGGCAGTTTTCTTTGAGGACGAAGCTATCGGACATTTATGCTTACAGTGTGCAACTGGTGGACAGCTAAATGTGTACAGAGTTCCTATAAAAAGAAGAGCAATAGCTGACAACGGATATAACAAGCCTTTAACCGACAAAGACAGTGTAATAATATGGAACAATATGTTAAGGCAGAACTCCGTTCTTCCTATCATAGAGTTCAGCAAAAAGTTGTGGGATATTGACCAAACAATAATCATAAACGCTAAAGCACAAAAGACACCTATTTTAATAAACTGTAACGAAAAACAGAGACTTTCGCTTGAAAACGTATATATGAAGTATGAGGGAAATCAGCCTTTCATTTTTGGTAATAAAGACCTTGACATTTCTGCTTTCAATGTTCTCAAAACAGATGCACCATACGTTGCGGACAAACTGTATCAGCTTAAAACTCAGTATTGGAATGAAGCTTTGACATATCTCGGTATATCTAACACCAACACTCAGAAAAAAGAACGTATGCTTACTGATGAAGTTATTCGCAATATGGGCGGCACAATAGCTTCAAGATATTCAAGACTAAACGCTCGTAAACAGGCTTGCGAAGAAATAAACAAAATGTTCGGTCTTAATATTGATTGTCAGTTCCGTGAAGATTATCGTGAAGCGGACGACGAAATGATGTTCGCAGGACAGACAGGTGATGAGGGACTTGACACAATAGCGGTTGACCTTAGAACAAATTAAGGTGGTGAAAAAATGAGTAGCTATACTACCGAAGTCAGGTTCATCTGCGAGAGTTACGCAGGACTTGACAAATCAGAGGGCTATAACTCAATTGACAGCATAGTTGAAAGGGCAGTAGATAAAGTTTTTGACTTTAATTTTCCTATCTTTGACGAGAACTATCGTATCCCACTTGAAAAGAAAATTCTTAAACATTTCTACACAAGAGAGATATGCGAAGAAACTGTCGGATTATGGAAACTTAGGTTAGAAGAAACCTTAGACGAAATAATGCCGTATTACAATCAACTTTATAAAACACAAATAGACAAAATAAACCCCTACTATAATATAGACTTAACTACAGAACATACAGGAAACGGCACTAAAGACACTGACGGAACAAACACAAATAATAAAACAGGCACTAAAAACGAAACAACTGATACTGATTATGAGGGACTTAGAGAACATACTGTTACTAATGGTACTGATAGAATGACAAAAGGTACGGTCAAAACAGTCAATTATGGTGGTGACAAAATAACAACAGAAAATGGCTCTGAAAATGGTTGGAACAAAAATCTTGAAATAGGGTACGACACTGAGAAAGGAAAAGAAACAACTGTTGATGCTACAAGAAGACAAGATGTTGTACAGACAAATTCAAGTAGTAAAAATGTAAATCGCTTTAGCGATACCCCGCAAGGTAGCCTTGAAAATATGGAAGCCATTGAAGCAAATTTATATCTTACTACGGCAACAATTGATAATAATGTAGCAAGTTCAACCACAAATGATAATGAAAAGATAAATAGACAAACAGAAAAAAATACCGCAGTAACAGGAACTAAAAATACTACAAACGAAAATAATAGCAAACTGACAGACCAAAGAACTACAAAAGAAACATTCGCAGGAAGAAACGATAAAACAGTCAACAGTGGTGAAGACGTAACAGATAAAAGTGGTACAAAAGATGTAATAAAAGACGGCATTATTAAAGAAATAATGAGCGGAAAAAATTCAGAAAACAGTAACGGAACAAGAAAAGAAAAAATCAAAACAACAGAAGATTATATCGAACACGTTTCAGGATATAAAGGTGTAAAATCTGTAGCGGCTTTAATTATGGAATGGCGCAAAAGTCTTCTTAACATTGACGCTATGATTATGAAAGACTTGGAAGACTGCTTCTTCCAGCTCTGGTGATAAAGGAGTACCATATATGGACAGAATGATAAACATAGGAAAGTTCCGTTTCCTTGTAAACAAGGTGCTTCCGACAGTGTATGACGATACCCTGTCTTACTATGAAGTGCTTTGCAAAGTAATCAACAAAATCAATGAAATCATTATCGTTGATGAACAGCAGAATGAAATTCTCGCTAATATTCCCACAGATGTTTCACAGTTTGCTGAACAGCTTAACGAGTTCAAGAGAGAAGTTGAGGGTGAAATTAACACCTTTGAAACTACAATCAATGAAACTCTTGACGAGTTCGAGGGAGAAATCAGAGAAGCTATAACAGCAGACACGACACCAACACAGGGTAGTACAAACCTTATAACAAGCGGCGGCGTATATGCGGCACTTAATGACATAATGTCAAGGCTCATAGTTGATGCTGTACCTACACAGGGTAGTAACAATCTTGTTGCAAGTGGCGGCGTATATAGTGCATTACAGAACGCAATTGCTACGCTCAATCAGACAATAGCCACAAAGCAGAACATTTTAACGTTCGATGTTGTACCTACGCAGAATAGCTCTAATCCTGTTTACAGCGGCGGCGTATATACTGCGGTGAACAATGCTGTAACAGCTGTAACGGAATATGTTGACGGAGAAGTGGGAGCGGATAGAGAAAGAATATCTGCAAATGAAAGCGCAATTGGCGACTTAAATACAAATAAACAGGATAAACTTACCTTTGATGTTACGCCGACAATGGGAAGTACAAATCCTGTCACCAGTGACGGCATTTATGGGGCAATAGCCGCTATCCCTACTGGTACTGTTGACCCTACACCGACTGAGGGAAGCACAAATGCAGTAAGTAGTGGGGGTGTGTATGACGCACTGGAAACGCTTGAAACTGATTTACAGCAGGACATTTCTGGAAAACAGGACGAACTTACTTTTGATGTAGTTCCTACACAAAACAGCTTCAACCCTGTTACAAGCGGCGGTGTGTATGATGCTATTCAGAATATAAGTGTAAATGTTCCGATTGATAGCGTTCCGACACAGAATAGTACGAAAGCTGTAAGTAGTGGTGGCGTGTATAATGCACTGGCGGGTAAACAAAATACTCTGACTTTCGATACTACACCAACACAGGGAAGTTCAAATCCTGTTACCAGTGACGGTATTTATACCGCTATATCTCAGGGTACAATAGACATTGACCTTGTTCCTACTGAAAATAGCTTAAAAGCGGTAAGTAGTGGCGGAACTTATGACGCACTTGTGGCTCTGGAAGATGAAATAGATACAAAGCAGGACGAACTTACATTTGATATAACGCCTACAGAGAATAGCACAAATCCTGTTACAAGCGGTGGCGTTTATACTGCTCTATCTGGAAAAGAAGATGCTTTAACTTTCGATATTGCGCCTACTGCAAGCAGTCAGAACCCTGTTACAAGTAACGGTATCTTCCAATCTATGTCAGGTCTTGCTAACAGTCTTGGACAGGCAATAAATGCAAAACAGGACGCACTAACTTGGGACAGTACGCCTACAAGTGGTAGTTCAAATCCTGTAACAAGTGACGGCATATATCGGGCGCTTAACAATATGGCGGCTACGCTGTCAAACAGTATCAACTCAAAACAGGATATACTTACCTTTGATAATATTCCTACAAGTGGTAGTGATAACCCTGTAAGAAGCAAAGGAATAAAAGCCGCTGACGATACTAAACAGGACACACTTACATTTGATAATGCGCCTACAAGTGGTAGTGACAATCCTGTTACAAGTGACGGCATTTATGACGCTATACAGGGTGGCGGTAGCGGTACAATTGACCCTGTACCTACAGAGGGGAGCACAAACGCTGTTGCGAGCGGTGGTGTGTACAGCTCAATCGAAAATGTGATGATTGAAGTTGACACAAAACAGGATAAACTGACTTTCGACGCTATACCGACAAATAATAGTAGAAATCCTGTCGAAAGTGGCGGTGTTTATAGCGCTCTTAGTGGCAAACAGGATACACTTACTTTTGATAATCTGCCTACAAGCGGTAGTAATAATCCTGTTAAGAGCGGCGGCGTATATACTGCACTTAGCGGTAAACAAAATGCGCTTACTTTTGATAATACGCCTACACAGAATAGTAACAATCCTGTAACGAGTGACGGCATATATACGGCACTCACAAATAAACAGGACACGCTAACTTTTGACGATATGCCTACACGGGATAGTTCAAATCCTGTAAAAAGTAATGGAGTATGGTTTGCTCTTGAACAAGCTATACCGTCGATTGACCCCGAACCTATTGGTGGAAGTCCAAACTTAGTAGAAAGTGGCGGCGTTTATGCCGCGTTAACTACAAAACAAGATAAAATAGGTACAATAAAATATGCGGCAACTGTAACATTTACAGAGAACGACTGGGTAGCGTCATCAAGTGCAGGTTATTATAACCTTTTTGTAAATACAACTGCACAAATGAATATGGGTGATTTTATTGACTTTGTGCCGTGTACTAACATAATAAGCGGTACAAACTTTTATCTGAGTGAAATGAGACTGTACAACGATAATAATAACAACGGAAAACACAGACTTGTATTCAGAGGCAAAAGAGCTTTTGCTGGTTCTATTAAATTAATAATCTAC